CTACTTCGTCGGCTTCACTTTCTTGCCTTTTCGGTCGCGGATGTAGTGCTCGGTCATCGTTACCGTCGTGTAACCCAACTGGTCCCGGGCCTGCAGAATGTCGCCACTTGATTCGGCGGTATCGGTCCCTCCCTTGGCCCGCAGATCCCTGAACTGGAAAGCAGATTTTGGGATCCCGGCTGCATCCCTGGCCCTGTCGAAACGACCTCTGAGCATGTGATAGGTCATCGGCTGGCCGTCATCGATGACGACCAGGCGCGTCGAGCGGACGCGGTATCCAGTCTTCCTGGCCATAATCCTGTCGATCAGCAGCTTCAGTTCCCCGATCACCTCGATACGACGCTTCGCCAACGTCTTGCCTTGGCGAATTGCCAGAGTGCCGTCGCGGATATCGCGCTCATCCATCTTCAGGGTGTCGGCCACGCGCTGGGCCGTCAGGTAAGAAAGGTCCATGGCATCCTTCAGTCCCTGATCTGCCGCTTCATAGACCGCTGCATAGAGGTCATCCTCGACATACACATCACGCCCGCGCTCTCTGTTCCGTTTCACGCCTGAGCACGGGTGGCCAGTTTGGTGTAGCCCATCTCGCGCGCGTAGTTCCAGATGGCCGAGAAAAGCGAGATTTCCCGGTTTGCGCGAACCGGCGCCGACCGCCGGAAGATCAGGTACTGCTTGATGTGCTTCGGCTCGATATCCCCGATGGCTGCAGGTGGGTCATCGAAGAACGCCAGCAGTTGCTTGAGCTCGCGGGCGTTGTCCTTCTGTGTTGTAGGGCTTTTCGTTGGCACGACGTCGATGAAATAGCGTTGAGCCACATAGCGAAACGTGAGCGTCTCCGCTACCTTTTGCATCGGCTGTGCGCGCCCTCTCCAGGCGGGCGTATTCAGTGATCGCCAGGCCGTAGTCCATTCCGAGGGATAGTTCCTTGCGTGGCTTGCCGCCGAGGTCGTAGTAGTAATAGATCTTGTTTCCGCGGCGTCTTTTGCGGAGCCGGGGAATGCTCCCCGGCTTGGTCGGCCGTCTTCCCATTTATCCTGCTTTCCTTGGAGTCCAGCCCGTCTTCTCGGGTTTCGCAGCCGTGGCCGGTGCCAGCAGGTTGGCGGTGATGACGCACGGCCAGCCGTTGGCCTTCACAGTGTGGCGAATGCCATTCTTTTTCAGGACCTCTATCTGCCTGGCCTTGGTGCGCGCCCCAGTCAGTTCGCACACCTCCTCGTGGGTCAAGAATGTGATGTTTTCCATGAGTTAGTGCCTCTCCCGGCCTATAGCCGGACGCTTCCGCAGCCCTTTCCGTTGGGCCGCGGCATGGATGATTTCAGGTAGGATGCACCGGCTCACCGGTGACGGGACCGGCCTTGGCGGGCATGTGCCCCTGATCCGGGGCCTTCGCTGGGCGAAGGTCTGGCCGGAAATGGCTTTCCCGGCAGGATGCCCAGGGCGTCGGTGGCGCGTTGGACGATGTTGAGCGCCACTTGCAGCGCCGCCGCGTCGTCTTGCATGCGCATGAGCGCGGTCATCTTGGGCCGGTGCTCGGCACACACTCTGTCGCGAAGCTGACCGGCGGCGCGGCGAACAGCGTCGGCCGTGCCGTGGTGCTGGAGCACCAGGCCATGACCAGTACCACGTCGACGCTGTGCATCTGCATCGTTGTGGTCCGCAGGAGTCAGCGGGGAAGGGCGATGCCTGGTTTCTGCTTTATCCGAAGCACCCCTTCTGCCATGCCGCCAGCGTGCGGAGGATCGGGAATATCTCCACCAGCCCTACCACGGCCAGGCCGAGGGCGGTGATGATGCCGAGGGCGGTCAGCGCTCTATACATGGTCGGAGCCTCCCTCCTGCTCGCTCAGCAGGGCGCCGACCTCAGCCGCCAGGTCTTTCCCGCTCGGGTGTGCCGCTGCGAAATCGACAAGTCGCTGCAAAAGCCCCTCGCTGACCACCACATGGCCTGCGGGGACGGCTCTGGTGTTCCAGGTCTCGGCAATAAGCGGTCTCGGCTCGTCTCCACATGCGTAGCGTGCAACACCGCTCGCGACGCATCCTTTGGATGCGCACACCGCAACTATTCCGCCGTCTTCCAACTCGACGAAACCGGCTTCTCCTCCGCAGTACGGGTAGGGTTTCGGTTCTTCAGCCATTGTCTTTTTCCATTTTCTCCGGCCAGCCCAATGGCAGCCCGTCATCCCGCGCCAGGTCCTGGTCATTGATCATGGCCAGCAGGCTCTCGGCTTAGGAGTGAACGTCGTCGAGGTCCGTCGAGCAGCGGTGCGGGGTGCTGTCATGGATGTTGTCCAGGGCTTCGACGATGCCGCGCAGGCGGGTGGCGCACTGCTCGAACAGTTGGTGTTGGGTAGAGGACATGGTGGTGTCTCCGGTTGCTCCGGCGCCGGCGGCCGGCAGCGGGAGCGGGAGCGCTTGCACGGTCCGATCCGTTGGATCGCGCGGGGCTGGGCGGGGGCAACGTGCTGCTATCTGAAGTGACAGGCTCTAAAAAACATCAAACCGAACTTTAGGTATGGTCGAGGTTATTGATTTTTTAATAAGTTAAATAAAAAGGGGGGTGTATGAAAATCTCAAAGCATTTATTGGTTATGTTTATTTCTTATTCTGCATTGGCTGTTGCCGACTCAGAGATAAAGAGTGGGATGTATTTGCGGGTCGGTGATGGAGGGGTCTTCAATGTTTTTCTTGATAATCATGGAGAAAAGATATTTAGAATTAGGACGCTAGGTAGTAATGGGCACTCTTGCTCTCTAGGGGGAAGGGTTGATGGTTCTAGGATTATAGTGGAAGGGCCGACATATGCAGATCGATGTGATATTGATGTAAAAAATACTGCTGGCAAAATCGAGTTGTCTAGAGGTCGGGAGAGTCTCGGGTGTAGAGACTACTGTGGATCTAGGGCTGGTTTCTATGGAAGTTACGAACTTGCATACAGTTTGTGTGCATTTAGTTCTTACAGAAAGAGACTGTCCATGATTGAGGGCGCTTTAAGTTCGGGGGATAAAGACAAAGGGTATTTGCTCTCGAAGGAACTTTATGAGAAGTGCTCGCAGTTCATGGACTCTCTTCCGCGTATGGGGCTGATAAATAAAATATCCGCCTTGAATTTGCAGCGGGGAGACAAGAAAGCGTGTCGTAAAATGCAGGATGATGTGGGGTTCTTTGATTCTATAAAGCCTGAATACCTCCCGCAGGATGAAAGAATAACGTATGAAGCATTACGTGATGAACATGCTAAGTTGCAGAGTGAGTGTTCGTAAGTTTTCTAAGCAGAGGGTTGCGTTATGGATGATGAAGATTTAAAAGAGCTGGAGAAGACTATATCTGATTTGCTTTCTCCGTATGGAAGTGTGGGGAAGGTAGGTGCCTCACTTGATGAATCGCCTATTACTATATATGCCAATCAAATTCCTTATTATATAAATGATACCTGGCTGACTAACTGGAGTGTGGCTGCTCGTACAGGGATAGCTCAGTCGCTAATTGACTCTATAAATACGACTATTGGGCGGCCCATGGTCGTGTCTGATCACTATTTCAGAGGGCACGAAATTAGCATAAGAACGGTTCCTGAGACTGGTGGCAGTAATTTGATAACCATGTCTGATTTGTCGGCAAAGCTCAATTCTCAAATAAATACATTTATACAAGATAGGATTGATGAAGACAAAGAAGAAAAGGTTGCTCTAATCCAGCAGTCAATGGAATCATTGGCTGCTGAACAAATTAATTCCGACTTTACGGCCAGGCATGAGCTTCCGGCTGGCTCTCGTCCAAACACCGTAACGATTCCCCAGGCAGGTGACTCTGCAATCACGGTCGGATATGGATTTGACTTAGGACAGCACGATGAGCAGGAACTGATTTCCATGGGGATACCGGTTTCTACCAGGGACAAGGTTCGGCCTGGTCTGGGCTTGAGTAGAACTGATCCTAATATATATTCTGCGCTTGCTTTAATCATCCCTCCATTTACCGATGATGATGGGATGGTGTTGTTCTCTACGAAACTAAATAGGGTGGCTGGCGCTGTTCGTAGCAAATTCTCTGACGTTTGGAGTGGGTTGCCTCCAGCCGTCCGGACGGTAGCGGTAGATATTTACTATCAATATGGTCAAGGAAAAGTCTTTCCTAATTTTGAGGCGGCAATAAGGCAGCTTGATTGGGCTGCTGTAGTCTACGAGTTGAGAAATTGGGATGGTCATCCAAATGTGCCCGGCGACTACAGAACAAATCGCTTGAATGACAGGGCGGACTATCTTCAACAAGCTTTAGGTCTTCCGAACTAGCGGGGTGATGATATGACTGATGCCATTAGTGCTGCGCAGGATCAAAGTATTTATGTGGCGCCTGGCGCCTCGCTAACCACGCTGTACAAGGGGCTGTATAATATCTGCACCCCTGGCGCAGCATTTCCCGAGGCTGAGACGACAGAGGCTTGGGATATTCCTTTAAGGTTGCATCCAGATTTTGCTCCAGGTGGAGATGTAAATGCTGTTAACCAACAGTATGTGACGGCTCTTGCTCAGGAAACATCCAATATTTTGCTATTGGGGTTCCAGATGTCTCAAAATAAAGATGTAGTATGTGGCGATCTGGTTCCGCTCATTCAAAGTACTAGGGCTAATCTGGTTTCTGTGAAAGCAAAATATGGGGCAGGACTACTTGGGGTGTTAGGTAAAACGACAAATATTTTGCCTAATAGTGTCTCGATAACTCCCGGTACAGGAGGCGGTGCAACCGATAGCTCAGGCCTCCTAGTTGGCTATGGTGTGAACTTAGGAACCCTTACGGCTGCACAGCTTTCAGCAATGAATCTGCCACAAAGTATCAAGTCGCTCATCACTCCCGGAGTAGGTCTGCACTTAGGTGCTGTAAACTTCAGTGCAGTCTTCAACCAGATTCGCGATGGAATGCGTTATGTGACGGGCATGGCTCTAACTCTGGCCTACCATGCTCTCTAGGTAATGGCCGGCTGTGCCGGCCTTTTCACTGTAACTGTTTACTCATTCCCTTAATTTCATATGGTTGTCGTCGATCGGCTCGTCCGCGCGGTTGTGCTCGATCGCCTTGTCGGACGGCACCGTGCGCCAGTCCGGCCAACTCCGCGCCTCATTCTGCGCCTGCTTGGCCAGCAGGGCGTCGATGATCTGCGCGGGAGTGGCGCCGGTGCGCCAAGCCCCGTCAAGGGCCAGGATCACAACGTCGATCCACTCGGCTAAGTCACCCGGGGCTTCCTCGAGCTCGCGCAGCTCCTTGCGGATGTGGTCGATGACGCCAGCGGCGCGCGACCCAGGTCCGAACGTGCGTTCGCTGAGCCTGCGCTGGCGCTCCAGGTGCAGGTCAAGACGGAACACGTCCAGTCGCCTGCGGGCGCGGCCAAGCGCGTAGGCCTCATCTTGGAACATCAGGAGGTGATCGCTGGTGCGTCCGGTCAGGACATTGAGATAGCGGCTGTGGAGCGCTTCAATGGCAAGGTGATCGTCGGGGTGGTTCTGGTTCGTCGTCATGGCTGCACCTGCTGCTGTGAGCGGTTCCAGGGATGCCGGCGCCCGGGCTTGGGCTGCTGGCGCGGGGTGAGGAGTGCGTCGCGCAGGCTCATGCCGGCGGCGACGCGGCGGCGGACGGTCGTTGCGTGGGCCGGGCTCTGGAAGTGCTCCACCAACTCGGCGATGGTCCCGGTCACGCCGTCGACCGTGAAGCGTCGGCTCTCGCTCCAGCGTTCGTGTGCGCGCTCCAGTGCTGCGGCCTGCGCCGGTGTGCAGCGCCCTCGCTTCTGCTCGTTCGCGCGCTGGTGGTCTGCTGAGCATCCGCGTGCCGGCCAGGTGATCTCTGGCATCAGGGTCAGCAACTCCCGGAACTTCCAGGGGCCGATGCCCAGGGCCAGCCGGGTGGCGCGGCGGGAAAGCCCGCGCGCGGCCGCGTTGCGAATGAACTGTTCGGTGTTCATGAATGCATCTCCCAGAGCAGTTTCTATCCTTGGTTGGGCGTTTCCACGCGAGGACGGCTTGGGCAGTTCCAACTGCCTCCGCCGCGGATGCCCACCAGGTGCCAACCGCTGGCGCGCAGGCTTGCGCCGGCCTCGCTGGCGAGGATGTAGGTAAGGAGCCTGCGGTAGCCGGGGGCGCGTGTTGCACGCCAGGCCGCGCCGTGCAGCTTCGAGCAGCCGTTGCGCGCGCCGTCGGTACAGCAGCGGGTCACCTTGAGCGTCATCCCGTCGTCGAGGTGGCGCGCTACCGGGCGCCGACGATGGCCACCCCTACGATGCGTTCGCCGGCAGCGAGGCCCAGGCTGAACTTATGGCCCTGGACCGGGCCGTGGTGGCGGTGGTGCTGCTCCACAAACGCATTCGCCTCGGCCAGGGTCAGCGGACACACCTCCAGGCGGCTCATGGCTGGGCTTCCTGCTGAGCCACGCTCAGCGCCACCGCAACCGAGCGCACCCAGATCGTCGTATTGCTGAGCATGAAGGTTTCGCCGGCCTCGGCCAGCAGCAGGGTGGTGCCCATCACGCCGGCGATGGCCTCGGCCGCAGCCGGCGGAACCGCATTGCCGATCCGCTCGCGCCAGTCGCTGCCGGCTCGCACCAAGGCGAGACGCACCCAGGTCTTCCACTGCAGGGCCGGCACGCGGTGCATCGGGCCGGCGGCCTCGATATCGCCGGGTAGCGGCATGCGGCCGAGAATGTCGCCGACGGCGCGGAGTAATTTCTTCTCTGGCTTGTACAGGAAGGGGGGCACTTTCTCGACGTACCGCGCGACCAGTAGGAAGCGCTTGCGGCTCTGCGCCAGGCCGCCGAGTTCGCCGCAGTCGTGAGTGGTTTCCGCCACGGCGTAGCCGAAGCCACCGAGCAGGCTGTTGATCTGGTCCAGCAGGTGCCGGCCGCGGCTGGCCAGGCGCGCAACCCGCAGGCGATCACCGACAACGCGTACGCCGCGCGCAACGGCAATGGAGACGAAGTATCCGGTGACGGCTGGCGCTTCCGCGGGCGCGGCCTGCTGCAGATCACAGGCCGGGCGAACTACCGCGCCGCCGGCGCCGGGCTGGACCAGCCGCTGGAGCAGGAACCAGAGCTGCTCGAGCGGCCGGAGTTCGCGGCGCTATCCGCAGCCTGGTGGTGGTCGAAGCATGGCCTCAACGAACTGGCCGACCGCGGCGAGTTCGCAGCCATCACCCGCCGGATCAACGGCGGGTTCAACGGCCAGGCGGAGCGCGTGGAACTGTGGGAGCGGGCGAAGAGGGTGCTGTCGTGATCTCCGCCCGTGCCGTCTCGATCATGCTGGCCTGCCTGCTGCTGGCCGGCTTCGGCGACTGGATGAAGTCGGAGGACTTCAGCGCGAAACCCTACGTGCCGACCAAGGGCGACGTGCCGACCATCGGTTACGGCTCCACCCGCTACGAGAACGGCCAATCGGTGAAGCTGACCGATCCGCCTATCACCCGTCAGCGCGGCGAACAACTGGCGCGCAACCTGATAGCTAAGGACGAACAGCAGTTCCGCGACTCGCTGCCCGGCGTGAAACTGTTCCAGGAGGAGTACGACTTGTACCTGGGTTTCATGGGCCAGTTCGGCATCACCAACTGGCGCGGTAGCTCGATGCGCCGCGACCTCCTGGCCGGCAACTACCGACAGGCCTGTGACGACCTGTTGAAGTGGCACAACCAGGGTGGGCGCGATTGCTCGCAGCCGAAGAACTGGGGGCCGAAGGGCTGCAAAGGCGTCTGGAGCCGACAGCAGGAGCAGCATGCGCAGTGCATAGCCGCGCAGGAGTGACGCATGGGGACCACCAAGGAATGGATCGTCGGCGCAGTGTTGGCTCTGCTCGCCACGGCGCTGCTGGCCAGCATGGGCTACCTCGCCGGGCGCGCGTCCATGCTGCGCGAGTACGGCGAACTGGCAGGCCAGGTGCGTCAGCAGCGGGAACAGGCGGACGCCAAGCTGGCCGAGCTGATCGCGCAGCGTGACATGAAACAGGCAGCCCTGGACAAGGCCGCCGCCGACCAAGAGAGGAAAGATGCTGATGCTCAAGCTGAAATCGTTCGCCTTGCTGGCGAGCTGCGCGACCGCCCTGTGCGCGTGCGGATCGCCCGCTCCGCTGGTGGGAACTGTGATGGTGGTGCCGCGGGTAGTGGAGCCGGCACCGCCGAAACTGATACAGGAAACCCCGCCTCGGCCTACGGGCTACTACCGGAAGAAAATTCTCGACGCTTTAACGACTCCCTGAGCGAAGTCGAAACCCTGAGCGCGCCTACAGCTCGTGTCGCGCCCGGTTGATCCCCCAAGAGCCGACCCTGTAGGAAGGAAACCATGGCAACAGTCCTAGAACAAGAGACGACCCATGCCGCAAAGAGGCCAGAGGTTGACTTCGAGGTCGGTGCCGCAGGCGTTCGATATCGAGCTTAAATGGAAACCTCTCTTGTTCGTGCAGACGCTTGCCCTTTCGGGCCCGTATAAGTGTCCGCCCCGTTGATACGGGTCATCCCTGGACAGTTGTTGTAAGCTCTTGACGGTGTGTCCAGAGTGGTCGAAACGCTACGTCAGCCCTAGCCCCTGCACGCCGGCTCGGTCGTCTGGAAATGGACAAGCGGTGATTTGCCGCTATAGCCGATTACGAACAGAGGATGTTCAAGTTATGGAAACAAAAAAACGTCGGAGCCACATCTGGCTCTTCCACATCGTAATTTTCTGTCAGGCATGCGTCGCCGCCGAGGTTTCGGACGGATTGGAAGAACTTGCCCGAGGCACCGTCATTCTCACTTTAATGGGCACCTCAGCAACCGGCCACACGAGCGATTACATCAGTTCCAACAGCTATGCCTATGCCCGCGAGGACGCGGCAGCATTTATAGCCTCAGAAGGAGCCATCTACGGCGTGCAACTGGAGCGCGCCTGGAGGAAATATCAGGCCGATACTCCTGAACCCAGGCTGGAACTGAGTTCCTTTGCTGCCGGGCTATTGGCACGGAGTGAGATGCAGTGATGGCGGCAGCAAGCGCTTGGTCGGAAAACTGCGATATCACTATGCCTGGCCAAAGATGGCAAAGACACGGCTTCCTCTGTGATTTTCGTGGAACGCGAATCAAGGATGGCATTAAATCGGGGCTTTCCATGCCATCCAAGCTCTTACTGCTGGTCAAACTCCTGGTATGTCTGCCTGTCTATGCCGGGATTGACCTAACTTGGGACAGGCAGGACCACCCCGTCATTGCCAGCAGTTTCTACAGTTCGATATTGATGGTGACAACGAGCATCGGCACCAGTGACCCAAGAGAAGGTACAGAACTCTCTGGAGACGTATCCAAGGAGATCAGCAGCTACGACCGGAAACTCAAGCTGGCGCATGACGATGCGGCCGTTTTCATCGCTAGCAACGGCGCGGTCCGCGGTGCGATGCTGCAAGCGGTGCTGGATACCTTGCGCCAGCGCGTCGAGCTTGCGCGCTACAGTGATCTGCAACTGGCGCTGGCAGTATTGGCCTATCCACCCCGCTAG